ATCGATGCGCATCACGATCCGCGCCTTTACATCGCTCCCGAAGTTATAGCGCACCAAGTCGGGAATCAGCTGCTTGTTCAGCACCGCCTCGATTTGCGTCAGGTACGCATCCTCGTTCTGCAGGAACAGGTCAATCTGCGACTGACCGAGTGCGTAGGTGCCTCGTAGCGGATGAATCGTCGCCAGCGAGGGAACCAGCATCGCTTGACGCATCTGCTCGTCAAGGAACTGGATGTAGCTCTCGATGGCGACAGCGGGCGGCACCTCAAACGCTTCGACTTCCCACATCCGCTGACCGTTCGCGTCATAGAGTGACGGTAGCACGATGGAGTGCGCGTTTGCCAGCTTATCGAGCTGCTCGCTCAGGTACTGCAGGTTATCCACCACGATGGGTTCGCCCGATTCCGTCGTGCCGATGGGCGTCTTGCCAGGGGGCGCGAACCCCTTCTTCGTCGGCACGGCGTAGGTCGAGTAGTAGGTCGCCATATCCTGCAGGGCGCGTTGCTTCAGCTCGAAGAACGGCAGCGCGGGCTTAATCAGCGGGTTCCCGTACACTTCGTTGAACTCGGCGTCGAGTGCGAAGTGAATCAGCCGTCCCTCTTCGATGATCTCGCCTTGGGGTGCGAACGGCGTCACGAGGTGTCGCACGCCTGCGAACTCGCCTGTGGGATACACCAGCGCCCAGTAGATGGACGGGTCGAGATGTGCCACGCGCGAGAGTATCCACACATCGCGCAGGCGAAGTTCCTGCCGTGCGGGCGTCGTCGACATCGTGCGGGTCGTGCGGTACTCCTTGCGGAACTCCAGCACCTTCTCGACGAACGCGACCCCGAAGTCGAACGCCGTGCAGAGCGCCCAGAGTAGGTCGTACATGTGGGGCTCCAGTGTGGACTGCAGGAACGCTCCGACGCGCTCGTCCTCGGCGTTGATGTACCAGTCGCAGCGCAGGATGGGCAGCTTGATGAGGCGCAGCGAGGCGCGTATCACTGGGTCTTGGCGCAGACGGTCGAGGTCGCGGATGGTGACATCGTCCAGACGGTACGCCAGCATGCGCCCGTCTGGCGAGAACGCGGCTAACGGCGCGCCGAGTCGGTTCTGACCGACTCGCGCCTGCTGACCCTGCACGGGCGGTGCAGGCTTCGCGAACTGCTGCAACAGTTTCCGTATCATGTCGGCTGCGCCCCGCTATGCCGTAGGAGTATACCGCTATCGTCTATCAGGTGTCGACCTGCGGGCTTGAGCGACTCCATCGCGCGACGCTGCTGCTCCAGTTGCCGTTGCTGGAGATGCTCCTTCGGCACCTCTGCGACGATAGTGTGCGTGTGTACGCTGAACCGTTGCCCCTTGCGAAATGCACGCGCGTTCCGCTGGTCGAGTTCCGCCTTCGTGAACGGCAGCCCGTAGTGGACGATGTAGTTCGCGCCTTGCAGGTTGAGCCCCGTGCTACCAGCGGAGGTCGCCGCGATGAGCTTGACGCCCGAACGCGGGTTCTGCTCAGGACGCACGGTCACCTCGCGCCCGTCGTCGAGTCGCACGCGCACGCTGCCGCTGGGGTTCACTCGGATTGCAACGCCTTCCCCCCCGTCGAAGATGACGCGTCCGCCCGACACAATCGCGCGTTCATTCACCGCCGCGCGTACCTGCTGACGACGCGCTCCGTTATCCTCGCCCGTGTAGGTCAGCACCTCGCCTGGCTTAAACGCCTGCTGAATCGTTCGTACTCCCGATAGGTAGTTCGCAAACACGATGCCGACAGGATGGTGACCTGCGTCGCGCAGTTCGCGCAAGTCGTCGCGCTGATGCTCCGACTCCACCACCTGCTGAAGACGCTGAATCAGCGCGTTGCGCTCAGGGTCGCCGTCCTCTATCGCCTGCAGACGCTGGTAATCGCGCTCCGCTGCAGGTATCGTGTCCTCTGCAGCGGTTATCCGACGGAGTTCCTCTAACTGATGCGTGCTGAGCGGAACGCTATGCTCGAAATCGCGACGCTTCACATTCAGCTGGTAATGCTCGCTGATGACGATGGGGTCGATGGCGCGGTTCAGGTTCTCCTCCTTGATGTGGTGTACCGCGCTCGCGCCGAGACCGATCCCGTCGAACGCCAGCTGGAAGCTCGATTCGGGGATCATGCGCGGCTCGACCCAGCTCACCATCTGATGCACATTACTCACGCGCGAGCGAATCGGCGTGCCCGTCATCGCGACCATATAGGTGTTATCGTTCGTCGCCTCGCTAATCTTCTGCATCGCTTGCATAATCTGCGATGCTTCGCCCGTGCCAGGTGTGAACGCTTGGTGCGCCTCGTCGAGTACGAGCAGCACGCGCCCGTCGTGCTTGCGGATACGGTCGATAATCGCGTCGACATCGTTGCGGATGGTGGCGTGCCCCACGATGAGGAACTGCGCGTCGCCCTCGCGAATGAGACGCTGGCGCCCCTCTGCGCCCGTTGCATGCGCGTCGGCGAGCGCATGATTCTCAGGCGCGAGGTCGCCCGCGACGCCGACACGGATGCGGTTCCCAAAGAACTTGCGATGCTCGTGCAGCATCGTGTCGCGCAGATTGCTCGGCACCATCATGATAACCGCGTCGACCTGTCCTGTGTCGAGCAGGTGCTTGCCCAGCGCAATCGACGAGAGCGACTTCCCGATGCCCGCTTTCAAGTCCCATACGGCTCGCTTGCGCTTCATCGCGAACTCTATCGCCGCGCGTTGCTCCTCGCCCAGTTTCACGGTCGGATCCATCCCGTCGGGACGCCAGTCCTCGTCGAGCGTCAGCTCGTGTCGTTTGATGCGCTTCGCCTCCTCGTCCTCTTTGAACTCCATCGTCGCGCGTCTCATGAGCTGTGCGACCGCATCGCGCTTGATGACGAGTCGCGTCTGTCCGTCCTGCGTGCGCGAGATGGAGTAGTCACCTTCCTTGAGTCCCATCCGCCTTGCGATAGCGTTCAGTCGAGACGAATCCGCGACGCCTTGCACTACCACATCGTCGTTGTAGGTGCCTCTGCGGAGCGCGTCGGCGAGTGCTGCCGTGAACGCCAGCGATCCTGCGGCTTGTCCCAGCACGGCTTGTCGGTACAGCGTATTCCGCGTCGCGAGTCGACCCGCGTAGGCAGCCGAGAGCGCATCGCGCGAGCGCAGGTCTTCAATCAGCTGGCGCGTGCGTTCCGCTTCCTCTTCCGCTCGGCGGAGCGTCTCCGCAGGCATGCGCAGCGCCGCCTCCGCATGCGTCTGCTCGATGTCGCGTGTCAGCGACTCGATGTCTGGCGCTTGCTGTGCGAGGTAGATCGCTGTCGCGTGCGCGGCACCTTCGACGCCCAGCAGTTGCACCAGCGCGGGGTGTACCGCCGCGCCTGCGTGACGCAGAGTGAGGTTCGCCAGCGCCTCCGCCGCGCCCTTGTTGTACCGCGCATGCACGCCGCGACCCGCGTTGTCAAACGCATTCCAGAACGCGATGTTGCGACGCGCGGCGACTTCCAGCGCCGCCGCGTTCCGCGCACGCTGCCACGCCTGCGCAACCGTCGATTCAAGTTCCTCATCGTCGACGGGTTGTCCCGTCAGAATCGACGCCGAGGTCGCCATCGGCGCAGTCTCGCGCATGACACGCTCATACCGCGCCTTGTGCCTGCGCAGCTCGTTCGTCAGCAGCCCGAGCGCCTCTAACTGCTCCTCGTTCAAGTTGCGCAGACGCTGACCCAAGTCTTCGGGTACATCCTTGATGTCGACGCCGATGGCGAGCCCGAGTTCTTCCAGTGCGCGTTTCGCGATATTGTCCGCCGCCTCACGGATGCGCTCCGCCTGCGCGAGCTTGCGCTTCTCCTCGTCCTCTTGCGACTTCTCCGAAGGCGGCGTCTCCGCATCCGCCTCAGGCTGCTTCGGTTCCCGTTGCGGTTTCTCAGGCTCGCGTCGGGTACGCTCCACGCGCACGGCACGAAGCAGATGAGTCACGAGATCGTCGGCATCGGTCTGCTGGAGCGTCTCAGCGTCGTATCCGAGCAGTTTCGCCGCGGCTTGCGCGTACTTGTCGCGTTCCTGCGCCCACGATTCGGAGACGCGCTGCCTCAGCGCCTCGCGCTTCGACTCATCCATCGGCTGGCGCTCGCGACGGCGACCGCCCTCTGTCACATGCACGCGCAGATGCATGAGATTCGCGCTGCCCGCCCAGACGACACGGAAACCCGTCGTCGTGGGCTTAATCAGCACATGGCGGTAGTCGGGGTGGTCGGGCCCGTGCGGCTTGAGCGTAATCCAGCGACAGTCGGGACACGCCGCCATGATGGCGTCCCACGGCTTCTCGCTGAGTCGTACCAGCAGACGCTCAAGCAACGCAGTCGCATGCATACCTGTTCGTTAGGGCAGAATCGGGAACTGCGCGGGCGGGATGTCGTTAGGGTCGCCTGTAGTCGTCAGCGCGAACAGGCGCGCCGTCCAGTTGCCCGATGTCCAATCTCGCACGGTGTAGCCGAGTCCTGTCGTGAGTTCGGCTTGCGTCGCAGCAACAGCACTGACCCAATCGCTAGAGCTGTCGACGGAATCCCAGACGATGGCGAGTCGCGTCTGGGTAGGGTTATGGAACACGCGCACGCCGACGCCCGCCAGCACGGATCTTCTATCCCACAGGTGCTGCAGCAGCTTGCGTGCGCGTCGACGGCGCTGCATCGATGTGCGCAATAGGATTCGGTTCATCTCGTGGAATTATACGCTGCGCATCCAGCGTTCATCGACCATCGGCAGGTATCCGACCGAGCGTGTGTACGGGATAGCGAG